GGAATCGCCGATATTGACCCAGAGCGTGCCATCGGGACGCAATACGCGCCGCACCTCGGCGAACACCTCGACGAGGCGAGCCACGTATTCATCGGGCGATATCTCGCGCCCGATTTGGCCGGCGATCCCGTAATCGCGCAGCCCGTAGTAGGGCGGCGAAGTGACCGCGCAGTGGACCGATTCACTCGGCAGGGTCTGGAGGGTTTCGAGAGCGTCGCCGTGATAGATCACAGCGCGGCCTCGGCGAGCTTTACGCGCGTTTCTTCCCGTAATCGCTCTACTTCCGTTTCTTCCTCGTCGGTAAGCTTTCCGGCTTTCTCCCGCCAATCCCGCCCCTCCGCCGACCATGTCAGCGCTTGGCGCGGAGTCTTCGCGCTATCGCTGATGGCCTCCGCCGTCGCGATACTTGTCAATAAAAATTGTCTGTTCATGTGTGTGATCCTTTCAATCGATTAACTTTTGAGCTTGGCTTGTTGATTAGGCTGAGGGTGGAGATGGGGATAACGGACACGCAAATCCTCGAGCACCTCCGCTGCGGCGAGCTTCGAAGCCTGATCTCTCCGCCTCACCCTCACCCTGAAATCCTCGGCGATGGCCTCGAAATACACGGCGAGCCCGCTGAGCGCATCATCGCCGTAGTAGGAAAGCAAATAGGCTGCCTCCGTGAAGGCAGCCGAGCGGAGCAGGTCAGGATGGGAGGAGCAAAGCCGGTCGCGCGACAGCTGAGCTAGCGGCTTGCGGGGGATCGGCTTTACTTCGCTCATTGGGCTAGTAGGGCAATACGCCCATCACCGGAGCCATCGGATAGGCCGGCAGCACCGGAGTGTAGTAGGACATCGCCGGCCGCACCGGCGAGGGAGCATGATACACCGGATAGCCTCCCGTGTAGGCGGGCCTGGGCGCAATGACGATGGGCGCCTGCGTCGCATACGGATTGTTGGCGCTCTGGTTCGAATACGGGCTGCCGTAGCGGCCATACGGATTGTTAACGGAGTCGGACTGGTAGGGAGAACCATACCGGCCATACGGATTGGCGATCGAATTCGGGTCGTACGGGTTCGAGCTGAGGTTGCCCAAGTACTTCCCGTCGCGCGAGACGACGATCGGAGATTGGGCCGAGAGCGCTATCGCTCCTGCTAACGCCAGTGTGATGAGTTTCATTGTGTGTGTGATCCTTTCGAAAGTAAGCCTGTCTTATCAAGCGCAGTAGGCTTGGTTTCTGCGCGACCGGGTTCCCCCGGTTTCGACAATTGCTCGCAACGCGCGGGCGGTTTTTCTCCCGTGAAGATTTCGTACAGCGTTTTGCCCTCGGCAGGTTTGCGCTTCATTTGGCAGCCTCCTTGTGGGGGCGGATCGTCGCCACGCCTGAAGCATTGCGCCTGACCTTGCACTTCTTCCCGCAGGAGGGGCAGCCAATCCACCCACGCACGTTCTCAGCGCTCGAGATGGATACCGGACCCGCTTCATTGCAGAGTCGCTTCTGTGTCATTGTGTGTTGTGATCCTTTGTTCTACTTTATACGATTTTGTCTGTCTTTGTACAGTTTTATTTTGAGCTAAGCTTGCCGATGACAAGCCCCACATTTGCCCCAGGACCGCGCGCGCCTTCGGGAGGCTCCGTACCGCCGGAACCACCGCCGCAACGCCCCACGCGCTAACCCAGCCGCTAAAAACGAGCGCTCAGGAGTTGTAGTGATCCACTGCCCTTCCCATCAGATGCCTGATCACTTCAATCGCTGTGTATGTTCTATCCATATTCAGATATTAACTCGCATCTCTACCTAGAACAATAGTCCTTAGGTACTGTTTTAGGATTATCTACAAATTGCTACGATCGTTTCAATTCGTAGCACACCTTTGACTGCCCTAACCCTGCGATCGGGCTCAAACGAGCCGGGGATTTTGACCTGGACTGCGTCAAATGGCAGCTCATTGCCAGTGGAATACCGCCATCGCCGGGGAAGATGCGCCAATGCCATGCGTGAAGCGCATGCCTTTGGTGCCATCGATGCTCGTATGCCGTAGCCGTTGAGTACTCTGCTCTGCAGAGTGCACTGTGATGCAGCAGACCCGGGCTTGCCGATTACACTGCTCTCTCCCACAGAGTGCTCTGCATCAAAGGGGCCGGGGCACCCCCAGGCCGGGGGGGCGCCCGCTTTCAGTTAGTGGCAAGTCCGAGTGCGCGAGAATTTTCAGGGTTCGGAGATGGGGAACAGGAGGCTTACGGTTACCAAGTTGTTGCGGATGAAGGAGATAGGCTGTTGAAAAGGGGGAGGAAGTGGGATAAAGTGGGGGAGAATGCGGTCTAAGAAGACGGTGTGCATGGGATGCAGGGGGGAGCACGCGGGAAAATTCTGTCCGGCGGTGAGGTATCGAGGGCAACCGGTAGTACAGTTACTCGAGGAGGCTGATCCGTTGGACGAGATCTATGCGGCGGCAGAGAGACGAGGGTTCATGGACGATCGAGGGATGGCCGCCTTGATCGAGTGGGGGAAGGCAGATTTGGAGCGCCGTAGAAAGGCCACGGCGTGAGAGCGCGAAAATCGGTTAAAGAAGACCCGCGCGCGTCTCCTATAAGACGCCCGGGCGAAAATGTCCGGTCACATGACGCAAAATGTCCGGTCACGTTGCCTGAATTGGGAGCCGGAACAGAGAGCCGGCTGCCGCTGGCGGTACACCTGGATGGGACGCTGTCGAAGTCGGCGTTCTTCCTGCTGAGTTGGCTGTCGCTGACCACGTATCCGAAGGGATCGGCAAAGGTGAAAATCGCCAGCCTGTCCCAAGTGACGCGAAACGGGGAGCGGGAAACGCGGCGGCAGGTGAAGGAACTGGTGGGGCTTGAGTACATCACGGTCGAGCGGCTGGACTCGACTACCTACGTATACAAACTGACCGGGAAGGCTCTGCGGCGGGTACCAAAGCGGCCCGAGGTAGCCAAGCACGCCATTGGGGATTGCGTGGTATGCCCGAGGAAGGGCGTGAAGGTGGCGGCGGACGGGATGTGCTTCGTGTGTATCAAGATCGAAGGCAAGAAACGGGCGTATGCCGAGGTAAAGGGGCTGCACCCGGAGTGGACGAAGGACCAGGTGCTGGCTGAGTTGATGCTGCAGTCGAAGCGCCGGAGCTACGCGCGGCCGCTCAAGGAGTTGGAGCACGAGGAGAGGCTAGAGCAGCGGTTCGCCGACCCGGACGACTATGAAGTGGCTGGATAACGCCTACTGCCATGACAACGATTACTTCACGAGCGGAATCTACGGCTCCTTCGAAGACGCGCGGAAGCTCCTGAGCTATCCTGCCTATTACGGCGGGGACGAGCTGGGGAAGTTTGAGCGGGTAGCCGATGCCAAGGAAGCGGTGGAGTGGGCGCACGCCGAGCGGTATGGGCTGGTGGCTCCGCGGGCGAAGCGGGTAGAACGGGAGCCGACCCCGTTTGACGGGGGTACGCGGGTGGACTGTTCGTGATAGACTCGCCTTGGTTGAGTCGGTATTGGGTATTAGCCATACAAGGCAGAGGCGCCCGCTGCCCGCAAGGGCTCTCGCGAAAGCGAGGGATCAGACAGCGGGCGTTTCTGCGTCTGTGGCATAATATTTCTCAGACCAACTCATTGTTAGTGTGATTCGTTTTCATGAGGGCCTCGCCGCAGATCCCACTCGGCGGGGTCTTCGTGCGTTATGACCACCCACCTCAAATGCCCGATGTGCAGCTCGGCCGCCGTGACGCTGCAGGAGACCGGAGAATGGGTGTGCTGCCACTGCGGGTGCTGCGGGATCGCCGGCGTCGCGACCGGGAAGGTGTTCTCGATCAGGCAGAAAAAAGGCTGGGTGAAATTGATTCCGGTTCCTCGCAAACCACCGGTCAGAGTTGAGGTTACGGGTATAGAATAGGGAAGGCCCGCCGCCGTTCTCAGCGGTGGCAGGCCAAGCAGCAACAGGTCTAGGAGGACCCGATGCCACCAAATCAAATTGTACGCCACAGAGAAAAAGACGGGCGCCTGCTTCCGACCCACGGCTTGCGGCGTTCTCCCACGTACAAGTCATGGGTCTCCATGAAAACCCGGTGCCTGAAGCCCACCTGCGGCCACTACAAAGACTACGGCGGCCGAGGCATCACCATCTGCCCGGAGTGGGTAGCTAGCTTCGCCTCATTCTTCGCTGACATGGGACTGCGTCCCGAAGGAACCACCCTCGACCGCATCGACAACAACGGAAACTACGAGCCGAGCAATTGCCGGTGGGCTACTCCGAGAGAACAGTCCAGCCATCGGAGGAGCAACGTTCTCATCGACATTGGCGGCGAGAAGATCAGCCTCACCGAGGCCGGTCGCCGCGCGGGCGTATCTCTCCCAGCGATCAGGAGACGCATCAAAAACGGCTGGCCTGCCGAGGAATTACTGTCTCCCAGGAACCAGTTCTTGCGGCGCATATCGTACTGGCGGCCGGGAATGAAGGAGCAGCGGAGCGTGCGCATGGTGGCGCAGGTCCAAAGGAAGCCCGCGGCGGCCGCTGAAACGATTCCCAGCTCATCAGCATCATCGTAAGCAAGAGGCGCAGCAGCTCTCGCAAACCGAGCAAAGGGTTGATTGATTTGTTGTCCATGCGGAATCCCGCTGCGCCTCGCCTCGTATCGGTGTAGGCAAAACGAAACGGCTTGGCAGTCTAATTGATTCGGTTGCGTTCATTCTAGTTAAGCGCTACCATCTAGGTAGACATGGACACACCGAACGGGGATGAATCTCCCTCCAAGAAATCTCCGCTCCACATCACCTCCCGGATCGACTGGGATGCCTCGAACGGCACCTTGACCTTCGACTGGAAAGATGGGGAACGCACAGTTCTAAATCTGGCCGAGCTTCCTGTCGAGCAGCAGACCGCCCTGATGTATTGGGGCTGTATCGCCAGGCTCCAGCAAGGGTACGTCAGTTGTAAAGGCTCGCCCGTCGTCGCGAGAGCAAAGGTGGCCAAGCTATGGCAGCAGCTTAAAGCAGGCGAGGGTCTGCGCCGTGCGGATAAATCCGTTCACAGCATCACGGTACAGGCCATCGCCCTTCTCCTGAAGATCCCCGCCTTTGAAGCGCAGGCGCGTTGGAATTCCCTCGATCCTCAAAAAAAGAAGGAAGTGGCGAGCCGCGGCGATGTGCTCTCGAAGGTCGCTGCCATGAAGGCCGCCGCCCAAGAGTCCAAAGTATCGCTTGACGCCATTTTGAAATAGTCACCCCAGGAGAAAATCATGCCAGAAGAAACCGCCCCGGCCGAAGAGACCGCCGCCACCATCCCGCCGGAGAAGATCCTCGTGAGGGCCTTTCGTGGTTACCTTTATAGCCCCATCTCGAAGAAGCTCTACAGCGCCGTGACGCGCGAGGAGAATGGCCCCTCCACCTTCGAGCGGCCCTGGAGCTTCGCGCCCGGCTATGGGTTCGACGTTCCCTTGCAGCCTCTTTCGCCCCTCGATTATCCATGTGCGGACACGGCCCAGTGGGTCTTGGACTGGGCGCGGACCAACTGGCCCACGCTCACCTGGGACATCGTCGTCCCCGAACCCACCGGCGCGATCGTCACCGAGAGCCAATATCTTTTGATTGCCTGGAATGGCCAGGATTTGTACGAGGCGTACTCGGCCGGTCAGTGGGCTTTCCTCTACGATCGCGACGGCCAGGACGCAGCCTATGCCGCCCGCACCGCGGAGCTGAAATCCGCGGGCTTTGCGGTGTAGCAGTAGCAATACGAACCGCTTGTTTGTAGAATTGAATCTCCCAACGAAGTGAGCATGAGGGAGCCGCCATACTCGGAGGAGGTGGCGGTGAGCGTCCGTATACTAAGAACAGATTCCACTTCTTGATCAGTAAGGCTTGCCGCTCGCCGGTGAGCCTTTTTTTTGCCATGAGTACCGGATGGCCTTATACTCAGCCTTAAGCTCATGAGCGGAAAGAGGCCACCGATGCCGACACCCCCTGATCCCGATCCTGACTTCGAACTCGAACCCGATCCTCCCTATCCCCCCATCGAGAACGAATCCGATATCCCCGACCTGCCCGAAGACGACGACGAGATGGAAGTGAAGGAGATCTGACATGGCCCAGATACGCTTAGGACCCAACGGCTTGCCAGTGAATGAAGGCTTCTTCGGCAACCAGGGACTCGGCGGCGCCCTGGCCTCGCTCCCCGGCACTGGCGCTGGCGAACCTGACTGGAGCACATGGCAACCCGGCCAGACTCCTCCCGGCGGCTACCCCGCCCGCCCTCCACAGCAGGCGCCGCCGAGCGGGAATAATACCGGACAGCAAGCGCCCCCCGGCTATGGTGCGGGCGACCCCGGCTACGACCCCACCCAGGATCCCAATGTCCCCGGCGGCGGCATCAACGGCACCCGCGACCAGTCCTTCCCCTATCCCGGCTACGAGCAGCCCGGCGCCCAAGGCCCACTCGCAGGCGGCACTCCCGCACCGAGCGGCCGCAACACCGGCGAACCCGGCGGCTCCCGCACCTCGACGCCGCAGGTGAACCCCGGACTCCCGCCCCCCCCCTCCACCGCCGGCACCGGCGGCTTCTTCGGCGAACAGAATCCTTGGGCGCAGAACGTGGGTGCTTCGATCAACGATCAACCGGTGAGCTTCGCTTCCCCCGGTAATCCTAACCCCAACTACATAACTCCGGAGGCGGCTGGCAAGATCGGGCAAGCCTTCGGGGCCAACGTGGTGGAACAGAACCGTACCAATATGTCGAGCCCGGGCAGCAGCGCGCCGAGTGCGCCTATATATGGCTTAGACTACGGCGTTGGTGATATCCAGGGGGCCGATGTTGCGGCGACTGGTTTGGCGCGGGGAGACCGCCCTGAAGACATCGCTGCCAGATATGCCGCCGGTTTGAAGAACACAGGTTGGGGCGGCCCCGCTCCCACCGTCTCTCGCGCTGACGAGAATGGGATGTGGAATTATTCGTCTCCAATCTCCACCTACGATCCTTCGCAGTCCAATGCCCAACAGGCGCAGCTCATCCAGTGGCTCAGAGGGCAGCTCGGCCAAGGTTGATGTACACTGACAGGCATTGAGACCGCGCTCTCTTGGCGGCCTCCGACAGTCGTTCGCAGTAAGGGCTAAATCTGAATTCGGGCAGCAACTTTCAGTGTGATCCGGCTGCCTGTAAAGCGGGGTTCGGACGTGCTGACTAGACGCCCGGACCCCTCTCTTTTAGGGCAGGTGAGACCAGTGTCTGCGGGTCACAATGTAGCTGATGCGGCTCAGTGACACGGCAAACTTCGCGGCGAGTTCACGTTGAAGCCAGCCGCTTTCATATAGCTTCCGGATCTCGATGACATCAGCATTCTTCAGTTTGGCGTGACCTCTCACTTCTCCGCGCGGTATAAGCTCCGGGTGCTTTCGATAGGGATGGTTGTCCCCCGTGAGTACGCGCCCCTTTCGAGAGGCATCCTGCATGTTGGAGGCATCGGTGCCGAGCCATAAATGCGCCGGGTTTACGCACGAGGGTTGATCACAGGTGTGGCACACGTGGAAACTGCCGGGATCCACCCCGTGTTCTATGAAGTACGAGACTCGATGCGCATAATAAGTTTCGTCCTTGCCGCTTCGGCAAAGACCAAAATGCCCGTATCCGGCGGGAGTCTTGCCAGCCGTCCACAACCAGCACTCCGAAGCGGAGCAGCGGGCCACCTTTTTCCAGAATCTGGCAATGTCTCTCGCGGTCAACGCAGGCAGTGTTCTAAACTTTGATTTAGCCATTCGGCCTCCCAGAAAGGTCGTCTCGGTCAGGGCCGTACGGTGCTTCAACACCATGCGGCTCGCATCTAGTTTACTCTCAAATCTTTGAAAAACCTCGCTAAAGATGTACACTCAACCCATTGGCCGAACTGAAACACTTATCGCATCGACACATTGCTTTATTGCACTGGGCCGCCGCAAATCCGCATAGGCAAATTCGCGAAGCGGCGATCGAACTCAACTTTGGAAGACAGTACGTTCATGTGGTGATGGCCTCGGACGTTTGGCAGGCTGCGTATCGCGAGCTTTGTGCCGAGAACGGGAAGGAAGCCGTCTTTGCCGGTGCGGCCATAACTGACAAATTAAACTCTTTGGCCCATCGCTCGCTGGATGAAATCGATCGTCGGCTCGAAGAGAACGAGCTCGAGTCGCGCGAGCTGCTCACCGCCGCCAAGCTGTCCCTCACCGCTCTCGGCTACATCAACCCCAAGGGTTACTCGACCGACATGCACGTCCACTCGCATCTCCAGGTCGACGTCAACATTATTAATGAGGCGCGCGAGCGGGCGCTGCAGCGCCGTGCCCCCCTCGTCATCGAAACCACCCTCGAAGAACAGGAGTCCTGATGCAAACCACCACGATGGAAGAACTCGCCGAGCGCCTCTACACGGCCAAGGCCCAGATGTCGGACTGGCTGACAGCGGAGACGCTCGCCCCCATCCCCACCTGGTCCGAGACCCAGCGCACCGTCAAGAACGCCTGGTACGTCGTCGCCCAGCAGTCGATCGACGCCGGGGAGGAAACCCCGCCGCCACCGCCGCCGATCCTCTTTGAAGCGTCCGCCGGCGAGTCGACCGACCCCAAGGCCATCGAAGTCCTCGGCCCGCGCCCGCAATGGGCGGCGCTTGAGCCGGACGTCCAGACCGACTGGTCTGTGGTTGGCGCAGTCGCCACCGATGTCCAAGAGGATCTGAGGCGCGACGTGAAGCCGCTGCCCTTGAAGAAGAAGCAGCACGCTACCGACGAGCCGGTCGACCTGCCCGAGTCGGTCACCGTTCCGGTCTCAGCCTCCTCAGCCCAACTCCTGGCACTGGTGGCCACGCCCATCACGCTCGTTCCCGCGCCCGCTGCCGGCATCGCGCTCCAGTTCGTCTCCGCGGCGCTCTCCTATACGTTCGGCACGCTCGCCTACGTAGCCGGCGCCAACCTCCTCGTCGTCAAGGCAGCGGGCACCGCAGTCTCGAATACTCTCCCCGCCGCCGGACTCCTCGATACCCCGGCCTCATCGACCGGAGCGATGACCGGCTTGCCCTACCCGCAGAACGTGGCGGCTGAGGCGACGGCGCTCATGCTTCACATCGAACCAGCGGACGTGACCGGAGGCGACGGCACGCTCACCGTCGACGTGACCTACCGCGAGATCTCCACGGCTCCTGCCGCGGATGAGGCTTCAGCTCCGCTTATGTCCCGCAAGACTGCGATCGGCGGAGCAGCAATGGCCGTTAAGCCGCCACTGGCGGGAGGCAGCATCGCCAAGGGCAAAGGAAAGTAAGTCCTCGCGAGGGATTCTGACTCGATACCTCGTTTGATTCGATCCAAGGAGAATTGAAACAGATGACAGAAAAAGATACGGCTTACTCGAAGCCGGAACCCACCCCACTCCCGGCACCGGGGCCGGAACATACCCCAGAAGGGCTGGCCGAGAAACTCTACGAAGCCCACTGCGGCTACTGGCGGCCGGCAGACAAGTGCCCGCCCTGGAAGGATACCGCTCTCTCCGCCAAACTCCGGTGGCGCGCCGTCGCCAATCTCGCCATCTCCCGCGGCCCCTTCGACGATCCCGATGAACATCGCCGCCAAGCCGAGGACGACCGCGCCGCCTTCCAGCACGTCCGCGATATGGCCTTCGCCGACACCAATCCCCGGCCCAAGTCGACCGATGACAAGAACGACAAGGACACCAAGGAAAAGGACAAGCACGACAAGGATGACAAGGACCAAAAGCATCCCAAGGAACCGCCAGTCGGCCCGCCGTTCCCGCACCAGCACAAATAACCGATGAAGCAGAAAGCTCCCCCGTCCGTCGACCTCAACGAATTAGTATCGCTGTGCGCCACCGACGGGGAGCTTTTCTGCCGCACCTTCTTCCCCTCCGCCTTCCGGCAGTCGAGCCCGGAATTCCACCGCGAGATCTGGAAGGATTGGACGAATCCAGACGTATCTCTGAGTGCCATCGCCGTCTTCCGCGGCGGCGCCAAGACCACCCTGCTCCGCGCCTACGTGGCGTGGAGCGTAGCGTATAGGGCATCCAGGACGATCGCCTACCTCGGGGCGTCATCGGACAAAGCACACGAGTCCGGTGACTGGCTGCGGCGCCTCATCGAGGGCAACTCGAGTGACGGTCTCTCCTTCGCGCAGGTATTCGGCCTGCGCCCCGGCAATATCTGGAACTCGGACAGGTTGGACGTGCTCTGCCGCCTCTCGCCCGATAAACCGGAATCGACCATCTCGCTGGTCTGTCTCGGCATCACGTCGAGCGTGCGCGGTTTGAATATCAACTCATTCCGCCCCGACCTGGTCTGCCTCGATGACGTGCAGACCGAAGAGAACGTCGGCTCGGAGGTCCAGCGAAGTAAGCTGAACGAACTCATCTACTCTTCCATCATCAACACGATGGCTCCGCGCAGTGAAGCGGCGAACTCGAAGATGGTCCTGCTGCAAACTCCGATGCGCCCGCAGGATCTCATCGCCAAGGCCGAGCACAATCCGGATTACACCTTCCGCAAGTTCGGCATCCGCGACGAAGCGGGACGCAGCCGGTGGGAGGAGCGCTTCCCCACCAAGGAGATTGACCGGGAGGAAGAAGCGGCGCGCCGCGAAAACACTTGGGCCTACTTCGCTCGGGAGAAGATGTGCTGGCTGGTGCCCGATGAAGGGCAGTTCTTCCGGATGGCCGATCTCCGTTACTACGAGACGCCTCCGACCAACATGATTGTGGCGATGGCCATCGACCCTACACCACCGCCGAGCGCCGCGCAGATCGCCGGCGGCATGGCCAGCAAGGACTTCGAGGCGCATGTGGTGGTCGGCATGACCGCTCATCGTGATGTTTTTTTGCTCGACTACGCGCTCTCGCGCAACCATCACCCGGACTGGAGTGCGAATACCTTCTTCACGCTGGCCGGGAAGTGGAAACCGATCCGCGTGCGCGTCGAAGGCATCAACTACCAGGCCACGTTGAGTTGGTATCTTACCGAGGAAATGAAGAAGCGCGGCCGCTTCCATGTGATCGAGATCTACAAAGATCAAAGAGCCAAGCCGATCCGGATTCGCCAGTCCCTCGCCGGTCTGGCCTCGAACGGAAAGCTGTATGTACGGCGCGATCAGCGGGAATTCCTGGAGCAGTTCGAGACGTTTCCCGGCTGCGCCCACGACGATTGCATCGATGCCATGGCGATGGCCACTTCCCTCGTTTTGGAACTCAGCGACAGCGTTGGGGACTTTCAGGATTTCCAGCCTTCCGACGCCCCTCGGGAATTGGAAGCAGCGTGGAGGACGTGCCCATGAAGGAGAACAAATGGATCAGTTAATTCAGTTGATCATTTACATCATCGTGTTCGCCGTCGTCGGGTACGGGCTTTGGTGGGTCTGCGTGAAGTTCGCCCTGCCGCAACCGATCGTCTGGATTGTCGGGGCGATTTTGCTGATCATCCTGCTCCTGTTCGTCAGCCATCAACTCGGGGTCGGCACCGGCGGGAGATTATTCCCCGCGCGATAACTATGCAGAAACGTAGCCCATTTCCGCGAGTGCATAGTACGATGGAGACTCTCTATCATGGGACGTTCACCGCTTCGCTTCGAGAATCTGAAGGGCCTCGAACCCGCTTGGGCGAGAGCCTGGACGTTGCCGGAAATCCTGATCGCCCTCGTCGTCCTCTTCGGCATCGGGTATCTGATTTACGAATTGAAGCAATGACCGAGATGACGTTTTACGCGCTGCTCGTCCTCGCCGTGATTGGCTGCTTGTTCGCCATAAGGTGGCTTACCAAATGAGATCACTTCACATGCGCCCACAGCTTCCGGTTCACGATCAGGCACACATAGCCAGCTCTCAAGCCAAACTTCGCGCCGATCTCGCGCTGCAACCAGTCTCCGGTAGCGTAGAGTCTCCGGATCTCGATGACGTCAGCCTCGGTCAGTTTGGCTGCTCCATTCCGTCGTCCATGCCTAAGTTCAGGGTATCTCCGCAGGTAGTGATCATCCCCGTGCGCCATGCGCCCCTTGGCCACAGCATCACGCGAATTTTGAACCGCCGTCCCGAGCCACAAGTGTTTCGGATTACAGCACAACCTTTGGTCACATGTGTGACAAACGAGGAAAGGCGCGGGATCTATTCCGTGCCCCAGCAGGAAGGCGATGCGATGCGCTCTCATGGTGCGCCCGCAAGCAATGTGCTGCCCATATCCGTTGTGGTACCTATTGCCCTGCCAGAGCCAGCACTCCGAATCGGAGCGGCGGTCGATCTTCGACCAGAATTTTCCTTCTTCCTTAGGGGGAAACTGGGGAAGCGGGATACCATATCCATTAGCCATAAAGCCTCCATGAAAGGTTTTATCGGTCAGGACCGGGAGACGCTGCAACACGTCACTCGGTCCGTTCTATTGTCCCAGGAGGGCGCGTAATGGGCAAGCTAAAAGTCCCCTTCGACAGCGAACAACATGAGGAGATCTTGTCCAAAATCCTCCACATGTTCCAGTCGAGCCGGGATCGTATGTCTTCAAGGCATGAACGCTGGCGGAAAGCGGAAGATCTTTACCGCGCTTATCTCCCAGAGACGGAGATGTCCTCCAAAAAACAGAGAGCACGGGAGCAGGGATCTGCCAGCCAGTTCTCAGAGGTCATTCTTCCGTATTCTTACGCGTTAGCTCTGACTTCGCATACATATGCCACCTCTGTTTTCCTGGGAAGAGATCCAGTGTGGCAGTTCAAAGGACGCCATGGAGAGACGGAACAAAGTACGCAATGTCTTGAAGCCTTAATGGGTTACAACCAAGACATCGGGGACATGGCGAGTGCTGAGTTTATCTGGTTATTGGACGCAATTAAATTCGGAATTGGTGTTGTAGCTAGCGATTACGTAAAAAAGACCGAGATATTCTCGGAGTACCAGCCCATCGCCCCCACCCTCGGTGGCATCGATCTCGGTGCCGATCCGAAATGGGAACTCGTCGAAGAACGAGTGGAAGGCTACTGCGGCAATGTACTCCAAAATGTCCGGCCATTCGATTACTATCCTGACCCCGGTGTACCGCTGGTCAACTTCCAAGACGGAGAATTCTGCGGCCACACCCTGCTCATGAGTATTGACCGCCTCCAGTCGATGAAGAACGAGTGGGACTTATTCAACCTCGACAAACTCGAAAGCGGCGGCATGGGCGTCGGCGGAAATGCCATGGCTCCCTCGACCTCGGGTAGCCGCGATAACATGCTGGCGGCGGATAAAGTATGGGATCCGAAAGATCTGAAGGGCGGTAAGGTTGGGCTGTTCCGCGTCGTCGTTAATCTCTTCCCCGAATCGTGGAAACTCCCCGGCAAAAATTATCAAAAGTGGGAGTTCATCGTAGCCAACAACAGCGTTCTGATCAAAGCCGCTCCGCTCGGACTCCGTCACTGCAAGTTCCCGTATGACGTGATCGCGTGGGAATGCGACGGCTATGACTCGTCGACGCGCGGCATGATGGAAGTCACCAAGCCGCTCAACGACGTGATCAACTGGCTCTACAACACGCACATGTTCTCGGTGCGGCGCTCGTTGAACGGGAACCTGATCATCGATCCGGATCGCATCAATGTGAAAGACTTGATCGACGGCGGACCCGGACGGATCGTCCGCATGCGCCCGGGCACAGGCTATGGCACCGACGTGCGGTCTGCCGTCGCGGAACTGATGAACGTCGATCCGACGCGCGGCCATCTCTCCGACACGCAGTTCACCGAAGGGCTGATGCAGCAGATCACTGGGAGTAACGACTCCCTCATGGGTTCGCTCGGGCGTGGGCGAAAAACGGCGACGGAAGTACGCACCGCCGCCGCGCAGGGGGCGAACCGCATGAAGACATTCTGCGACTTCGCCTCGGCGCTGGGATGGTCGCGTTTAAGCCGCAAAATGGTGGCGAACTTACAACAGTTCTACGACCAGGAGAAGATGTTCCGCATCGCCGGTGACTTGATGCAGGGCACCAAGTTTGTCCAGGTCGATAAGTCGATGATCACGGGCGAATTCGACTACGTGCCCGTCGACGGCACGCTCCCCGTAGACCGCTTCGCGCAGGCCACGCTGTGGAAAGAGATCTTCTCGGTGATCGGCAAGAACCCGCAGATTGCCCAGCAGTACGACATCTCGCGCATCTTCGGGCACATGGCGTCACTGGCGGGTTTGAAGAACATCACGCAGTTCCGCATCACGCCGGACGAGGCGGCGATGCAGCAGATGCAGGCCGGCAACATGGTCCCCGCGGGGCAGGCAATGGGAGGCGAAGGCGGTGGCGGATACCCCGGAACAAGTCCGACAGCAGCGATTGCAAGCATGGTCAACGGAGCTGGCGGAGCACCGCAATGATCTCACGCACCTTGAAGCTCTTGAGCAGCACCCAGGCTGGCGTATATTGCGCCGTGAGCTCGGAGCCATTCTTCGTTATAAACGCGATGAGCTTGCGACTAAGCCCCTGGTGGGAGAGCAGCTCCAGCAGTCCGCAATCCTCCAGGGATATTGCGAAGGGCTTGACATGGCCCGGCAGGCCCCCGAGCGCCTCGCCGAAAACTGGCGCAATGCCATCGAAGTACTGAAGCGAGAGATTGAAAATGTGGAAGAAGAGTAGTTTTGATGAAATGAATATAGGGCTTCTCTCGGCCGAGGCCGAGGGGGGAGGGGCGGATCTTGGCGGCGGCGGTACCTCCGCTCCGCCGTCATCAGACAGTTCCGCCTCTTCATCTCCTTCAAGCGCACCTGGCAAAGAAACCGCGGCCCGCCAGGAATCGGTGCTCGCCGACATCATGGGCCACGCCCGCGGCCCGGCCGAAGCCAAGCCTCCGCAGCCGGTGGTGCCCTCGATCGGGAAGGGGCCTAACGGCGCGCCGCCCGCTCCCGGGCTAGCCGGACAGCAGCAGCGACCACCGCAGCCGCAGTATCAGCAGGCGCAGCCGCAATATCAGCAGCAAGCTCCGCAGCCATACCAGCAGCAAGCGCCGCCCATGACGCAGCAGCAGCAGGCCGCGCAGCATGCCCAGGTCCGCGACACGGTGCGCCAGCAGATTGCTTCTTCGTATCAACTCACCCCCGACCGGGCGCTGATGATGGCGACCGAACCCGAGCGCGTGCTCCCCGATATGGCTGCCGACATTACGCTCAACGCCTACGAGGCGACCGTCGCCACGCTCCAGCAGCAGATGCCGCAGATCATCGCCGAGCATCCCCAGATCCGCCAGCAGATGGCGCAGGTGGTTCATTCGACCATCCAGCAGATGTTTGCCGTGCATCAGGCCGAGAACGACTTCTTCACCGTCAACCAGGACTTGCGGCAAGTGCCCAAGCACGAGATCGACAGAATTTCGGCCCTCTACATACAGGCCAACCGCGGTAATCCGGGACTCACCCGGGACATCGCCACCCGGGAGATCGGCATATTGGTACGCAATATGCTCGGCTTGTCTCCCTCCACCAATGCCCCAGCACCTAATGCTCAACAGCCTCCTGCGGCCCAGCCCCAATACCAGAACGGGAACGGCAACATCGTTGCCCGCACCCCGCTTGGTCCCGGCAGCGTAGCCCCTTCACCAACCCCCTCGTACAACGTGTTCGCGGACATGGTGAACCACGCGCGCGGCAGCCGTTAGGGCTCGAAAGCAAGGAGAACTTCAATGGCATTTTTCGCAGGCGTTCGCGCCACTGACGACTGGGGCACCGACGAGCGCCCCAAATCTTTCCGGGAGACCATCCTCTTCCTCAACCCCAACGGCAAATCGCCGCTGTTTGCCCTCACCGAGAAGCTCGGTTCTTCCTCGGTTACCGACCCGCAGTTCTCATGGTGGAATGAGCGCAACACCGTCATCCGCCTGACGCTGACCGCTGCCTTTATCACCACCTCACAAACGCTCACGGTGACCGGCGGCGCCCTCGCGCTCCGGCCGAACCAACTCATCAAGGTCGACTCGATCGGCACCACCGAGCCGGTGTCCTACGTGGCGGCCAACGTTGAGATCGCTCTCGTATCGTCGGTGACCTCCGACACTACGGTTGTGCTCAAGCGCGGCCAGTTCGGCACCACGCCCGTGGCCCTCACCACCGGCTTCACTTTCCTGACCGCGCTCGGCACGGCATTCGGAGAAGGTTCGACCCGGCCTGCGTCGGTATCGAACAATCCGACCAAGTACACCAACTACTGCCAGATCTTCCGCACGAATTGGGCCGTTACCGGCACGGCGGATAAGACCTTTGCCCGCACCGGCGATGCCTATAAGAACGACCGGGAGAGGGCCACTTTCGCTCACGGCCGCGACATTGAGATGCAGTTCCTTTACGGGCTGGCATCCGAGGTTGTCGACCCGTCTCCCCAAGCTACCGGCAACCTGACCCGCACCACGGGCGGCCTGCGGAGCTTCATCACGTCGAACGTGACGATCTTCCAGTCGTCGACCGGCATCACCACGTCGACGTTCATGGATGCGACGTATCCAATTTGGAATTGGGATACCCGCGCCGGCGATCAGCGCATCGCGTTCTGCGGCAACGGCTTCCTCAATTCGCTGAACAAACTGGCCAAGACCGACAGCGTCATTAATCAGGAAGGTGTCGTCAAGATGTTCGGGATGAACCTCAACGTGTGGACGCTGCCGCAGGGGCAGATCGGGTTCAAGACCCACCCGCTCATGAACGTCCACGCGCAATATACGAACTCCGCCTTCATCCTCGATCCCACGGTCCTGAAGTACCGCTTCCTCCGCGACACCAAGCTGATGGAGGATCAACAGGACAAGGGCACCGACTCGATCATCGACGGCTGGCTCACCGAGTGCGGACTCGAGGTGCTCGCCGAGGAAACCTGCGCCTATATCGGCAATATGGTGGTCATCTAACTCGAAGCCGGGAGACAATCCGCGTGATCTCAGCCAAAGTGTTGGTCGGGTTTCCCACCACAGGCCACTGGAGCGATCAATTTGGGATGGCCATGTGCAATATGCTCACCCAGACGATGCGCCACGAGCCTCAAATCGAGATGGCGGTCTTGAACCACAAGACCTCCATGCTGTGGGCAGCCCGCCAGCACTTCGGCGAGATGGCGCTCAAGTATTCCTTCACGCACTTACTGTTCATCGACACCGATCAATCGTTTCCCGCCAGCGTTGTCGCGCGGCTGCTCACTCACCAGCGGGCAGTCGTCGCGTGCAACATCGCTACCAAAGTCGACCCGCCGATGGAGACCGCCTGCCAAGGGATCGACGAAGCGGGCAAGCTCATCCCGTGCGAGCGGACCACCGGACTCGAGAAGGTCTGGCGCGTCGGCACGGGCGTGATGATGATCAAGGCTACGGTGTTCCATGACATCAGGAAGCCGTGGTTCCCGGTGAAGTGGATCGAGTCCGAACAGAGGTGGCAGGGGGAAGACTGGGGCTTCTGCGAGAAGCTCGAAAAAGCAGGCATCCCCATCTGGGTCGATCACGACACTTCCGCACTGGTCGGCCATTGGGGCAACAAGATGTATTCCCTCCCGCGGTACGAGGAACATAGAGTGGACAATACCACGGTCATTTACGAAGGGCGCGCTACCGAGGAGATAACCAACCATGGGGCTTGAAACAGGCACGGGCATCGGGGATTTGGTCCCCGCCAATCCGCTCTCGACCGACGCCGTCTCGGCGGGCGACGACCACATCCGCCTCATCAAGACGGTGATGCAGTCGATTACCTTCCTGACGGGCATCCGGGAGTACACCATTTCAGGAACATGGAACCGTCCAGCGAACGTGAAGAAAATCCTCATTTATTGCCTCGGCGGCGGGGGCGGCGGGAATGGCGGCACGATAGACGCCTACTCGGGAGGAAGTGGTTCGAGCGGGGCGGTTGCCATCAAGCTACTCGATGTCTCCGCTATCGCCAGCGCCACGGTCACCATCGGGGCCGGCGGCATAGGAGGGACGGCGCCGGCGGGATTAGGCTCGCCGGGGGAAGACACCACCTTCACCACGGCCGGACCGGTCACGCAATGCCAGGCCAAGGGCGGTATTAACGGAGGGATCGCTCACTATCCTGGGGGCGTTCACGCCAGGAATATCAGCACCGGGGACATTATTTTCCCTGGCCATTTCGGCATGTTCGGAGATCCTTCCCAGTCCGGCTCGGCGAGCTTCGGCGGTCAGGGCGGCGGGAACGGCGGGTTCTCGGCCGGCGATGCTTCCCCCAACAGCGGCGGCGGCGGCGGGGGCGGTTTCGTCGGCGATGCCAGCTCGGCTCCCGGAGGAGCCGGAGGTTCCGGCTACTGCATCGTCATGGAGTACGGGTGGTAAGCCATGACACTCGATGACATGACCGCTCTTCTCGCCGGTCGGCTGGGGCAGCGCTCCGACATCAACCAGATGATCTATCGGGAGATTCAGCAGGCGCAGCGGGCGCTCGAAAAGACGCCGCCCTATCCCTGGTTTTTGCAGGCAGTGGCCACCGTCGATTCCGACGCCACGACACAAATCTTGCCGGATGATTTCATCGAATTGATCGAGGACATCATCTATATCCGCAAGCCCACCAATAGTACGGAGTATTACAACCGCTCCTTCCTGGTCTACGGTGCTTACTTAGAGCACGTCACCATGGAACCTGGCTTCGGCGTACCCAAAAATTTCTATATCATTGGTTCCTTCGTGGGTATGACCCCCGCTCCCGATCAGAGTTACACGTTTGACATTCCTTACTACAAACGGGATGTCCCGCTCACGAACGGATCGAGCGAGAACCTCTGGAGCACCAAAGCCGAAGACCTCCTGGTCGCCGAAGCCGGATGGCATGTGGCGCGCAACATCCGCGATAACGAGGCGGCCACGCTGTTTGGGCAGGACCGTGCCGAAGCCCGGCGCCGTATTGCCCAGGAGACCACCTCGCGCCTCGAGTCCATGCGCCGCGCCGTCATCGGTTCGGGCGAAGACGCCCTGCTCGGGCAAGTTCACTGGGAGGCCGGTCATCAATGATCGTCCCCGTCCAATTCGTCGGCAAGACCGGGCTCATCATCGACCAGCCCCCCTACGACCTGCCGCCCGCCTTTTGGAACGATTGCCGCAACGTGCAATTCGAACTCGGCGGCGTCCAGCGGGCGCCCTCCTGGCACACCGTGACTGATGCCGGCGGCTCGCCCATCCCCTATGGCCTCTTCTACGTCCACAGCCTGATCGGCAGGTTCTGGGTCTACACGAGCCTTCAACAGGTGATGGCTCTCTCGGGCGATACCGTCACCGATATCACCCGCCTTGCCGGCCCTTATACCGGAACGGCGCAAGACTTCTGGAACGGCGGCATGTTCAACGACCACCTGATCCTGAACAACGGCGTTGACGTGCCCCAGAACTGGGATCTGCCGAGCGCGGCGTCTGATCTGGCCGACCTCTCCAACTGGCCCGCCACGCACCGCGCCAAGGTGATCGCGCCTTTCAAGGAATTCCTGGTGGCTCTCGATGTGACGATCTCAGGTGAACGCGACGATCGCCTCGTCATGTGGTCGCACCCGGCCGATCCGTTGGGAATCCCGCCCTCCTGGGATGTAGCTGACGAGACACTCGATGCCGGGCAGGTTTCGCTTTCAGAAGGCGAAGACCGCATCATCGACGGCATGCAGGTCGGCAACCAGTTCATGATCATGACCGGGAGCCAAACGTGGGCGATGACCTTCATTGGCGGCCAGGACATCATGGCCTTCCGCCGGGTGTTCTCGGAGATCGGCACGCTCGCGCAGGGCTGCGCGGCCACCTTCCTCAACAAAGTCTTCCAAGTGACCGGCGACGACTTCGTCATCCACGACCTGCAAAGCGTGACGAGTATAGGCTACGACCGGACCAAGCGCTGGTTCTTCTCGCAACTGACTCCTGCCTCCTATGACAAGGTGCGCGTGGTGCGGAAGATGACCGCCAAGGAGATCTGGATCACCTTTTCCTCCGGCGGCACCGCGGTCAATAACCTCGCCCTGGTCTGGAACTGGCAATTCGACACCTGGACGATCCGCGACATCGAAGACAACTACCACGCCATCTCGTCCGGTCCGACTTCGCTGACCGGCAGCGCCAGTACCTGGGCTACGGTGGTGGGCGACTGGCCCGCGCAAGACCCCACTACCTGGGAAAGCAATACCTACGAGCGCTCGGTCGAGGGGCTTGCCCTGATGAGTACGGAGTTGGTGCTCCGGGTGAATGGGGACAAGGTGGACATGGATGACGCCTCGCCCAACTGGGTCGAGCGCATCGGCGTGGCGGTGAAGGGCACCTCGCGCGGCGAGATCGTGATCGACCACGGGCACCTGGCGGTGATGCGCGAGATTTGGCCCAAGTTCGTGTGCGACGACGGAATCACCTTCTCGATTGCCATCGGGTTCTCGATGGGCCGCAAGGCTCCGGTCTCGTGGCAGCCCGCGCAGAACTTCACGCAGGGGACGACCGTGAAGCTCGGCTTCTTCGGCACGTTCCGCTATCTGGCCTACCGCGTCGAGTGCTTCGAGGTGGGCGCCAACTGGAAGCTCATCGGCTTCGACTTAGATCTGGAGCCGACGGCGAGGCTATGACATGCCCTTAGACCGTCCGCTCCCCGACGATACGCGCGAGGCGCTCAAGATGCTCTGGAGCGTCACCGAGGAGCAGTTGATCGACATCAACCGGCACCGCGATTCGCTCCACAAGATCTGGCATGTGGCGCCGGGGAAACCCCGCGAGGGCATGCTCGTCTATGCCGACGGCACCGACTGGAATCCGGGGAGCGGGGCGGGCTATTACGTCTATTACGCCGGCGCGTGGCACGCGATGAGCAGCGGCGGGGGAGGCGGCGGCGGGATCACCCTGGTTCAGGACGAGGGCGTGGCGCTCCCGGTTCAGAGCACACTGAATTTCGTGGGGGCTGGTGTCACCGCGACCAATGACGCGGGCGGCAGCCGCACCACCGTTACGATCACCGGGGGCGGAGCCGGTAGCGTTACGAGCGTCTTCACGCGCACCGGTGCAGTCGTAGCCGCAACCGGAGACTACACCGCAGCTCAGGTAACAAATGCGGTGTCGACGTTGGGCAGTTATGCTGACCCGGCCTGGATCACGAGTCTGGCATATGCCAAGATCACTGGCGCACCCACCATCGGCTCGATCCAAACGCCATGGTTGCAGAACATCAACGCCGCTGGGTTCAACCTCACCGGCACGGGCAGTGTCGGCATCGGCACCAGCACTGTTAGTTCGGGCAAGTTGACTGTCGAGGCGGCCGCCAACCGGGTGCTCATCGTGCGCGGCGACCCTGCGTCGTTTGGTCTTCCGGCGGGACTGCTCGGCCCAATCCTTCATGGCACCGATTCTGCTCAGTCAGCTTTAGAGCCGATTACGCTTTATGCCGCGACCGTGAATTTAATGGGAGGCAATGTCGGCATCGACACAACGACTCCCGGCGCCAAGGTCTCGACCGGGACGAGTCTGGCCACCGTCAAAGTCGCCACCTACGATGCGGGGGACGGCACTGCCATCGGCATAGGAACGCAGTCCGGGGTACTCACCTTTACAGCTAGCGCCGCAATCACTTCCGGCCTGGCGCATATGACGTTGGGAGCGAATGGCCATCTCGGCATAGGCATCGGCAACGCACAGGCGCCGCACCGGCTGACCGTCATTCCATCCACTACCCCGAACACGCCGGCGCTCGCCTCCCAGCAGGTGGCCATCGGGGAGGCCACCAATAATCCCAGCTACCGGATGACCTTGGGCTATGGTAATTTTTCAGGCCAGCCTGGATACGTCGGCTGCATCCAGACATGGGATAGCGGGGTGGGAGGTCCATTGTTCCTGAACGCCTCCGGCGGCGGGGTGTACATTGGCAGCAGTCAGGATGTGTCAGCCTCCCTGCCCAATGGCTGCCTGACTTTGTATCTGAGGCAGACGGATAACCAGCTTTTCCTCTATATCAGAAGGACGGATGGTACTTTGAGGACCGTCCAACTTACCACCACATAGGAAGAAACCGTATGACTTACGAAGAGAGCGCCGCCTTGATTGAGGCGGCTTTGTGATAATTCGCGCGCGACCGCTGGTTTTTACATTCCCGGCAGACGCGAGATCCGGCTCTGTTGATGCTGGTGTTTGCTTCGTCGTAAGCATGGCCCTTTGGGCAATGAGTCTTGTCTCGGTTAAAAGGCCCACCCTGCCAATTCTGGTGGCGTCGATAGTGTTGCTGTGCGCAGGTTCTACAAATGCGTTGAGTGCCATACCAGCGAGTATTTTCCCCGATAAGCTCATGGCCATGAACGCAGTGAGTCCGTTCACTCCGGTAGCCACGGCGCATGTTCTCTTTGTGAGTAACTGGCTCCAAATGAGCAGGGTTCACACAAGCGCGGTTTCGGCAGAGGTGGTCGAGTTCAAGGCCTTTCGGGACAGCGCTGACGAGATACTCGTACACCAGCCGGTGTGCCCTATGGGTTTTCTTTTGCCAGTGGCAAATACCGTAACCAGTGGATTTGATATATCCGGTCCAGAGCCAACAGTGATCCGGCTGTCGATTTGGGACGTATTTATCCAGCAGATCAAGGATAGAATCGGTTTGGGACATTCAGGAAATCTCAACTTTCCAGGGTGTCTGAGCGGGTGGATGTTTGCGCGTCCACTCGCTCTACAGCAGGAGTCATTATGACATACGCAGAGAGCAGTGAATTGATGCAAAATAGCGAATTCCGGGGTCGCTGCAAAGTGGCAGTTTTAAAATATGCTGACTCGATAATGATCGAGGCAACCAGTACCCCAGCCCATCAAACGCGCCAGAAATGGGCTGTGCAAACCTTCCAGGCTCCCGACATGGTGGCGGCACAGGTTCAGCCTCCCGTGGTGATGGACCCGGCGATTCAGCAGGATGGAGCAGCAGTCTCCGACGCAGCGTTACAGGGCGCAGTCGAGGCCGTCATAAACAAATTGATGTGAACGATATGCAAAGTCTTGATCTTAAGTTCTACCAGCGCGTGTATCTTTGGAGCACCGTGGGAAACCACAGTGCGGCGAACCTGAAGGAAGCCGCGGTGTTCCTGCGGTTGATCGAGAAGCTGCGCCTCAGCGATGCCGAGCAGCGGGAGAGCGAGTTTACTGCGGTGGGAGACAAATATCTGTGGAAGCCAATCAGTCCGGAGTACGGTTCGAGGACGATTGAACTCGAGGACGAGGAGGCCAAAGCTCTAGCCGCCGTGATCGAGGTGGCCCCCCTCAGAGTGAACGACGCGGTGTGGCTCGAGCCGCTCGTTAAGCAGATCACCGAGACTGCTTCGTTGGAAAAGATATGGAAACAGCAGCCGTAGAACTCGAAGCCCCACCGGTCGCCGCTACGCAGCTTGCCCCGCGCAAGTTGCAGGTTACCCGCATCGCTGCCGATATGGCGATCGAGCCTGCAGTGTGGGTGAGGTTGACTCCGTATCTTCAAGAGGCGCTGCGCTATTGCCACGGGGAATTGAGCGAGAGTTCCATCAAGGCGCTCGTGGCTGCTGATCGGCAACAAATTTGGGTAGCTCTTGCGGGTGACGGTGCGGAGTTACTTGGCGTGATATTGACGGAACTTTCGGAATATCCCTGCATGCGGGTGCTTCGCATCGTCCTGCTCCAGGGCATCCACTTCAAGGATTGGTCGGGCCACGCCCGAGTCGCCCTCGAGATCTTCGCGCGGGAGCAGGGCGCATCTCGGCTCGAGGCTTCCGGACGCAAAGGACTGGCGCGATTACTCGCCCCTCTGGGGTTCGAGGTCGCCTATACGACATTGATCATGGAGGTAAAGCAGCATGGGAAAGAGCGCAGGCGGCAACGTCTCGACGTCGACTAGTAGCTACCCGCAGTGGCAGCAACCTGCGGTCAAAAACTTTATCGACGAGAGCACGAGGCTCTATGGTCAGGGTGGACCCAAACTTAGCCCTGAGCCTCGCGTTGCTGATTTCAATCAGGACGAGCTTGCCGCGCAGAAGCAGCTCGGTGCCGCGGTCACGCCGGCGCAGTACCTCGCCGAGCTCGGGACGAAGTCAGCGGAATTCAACCTCGGCGCGGGGCGCGATCCGGCGACCAATCCGTACCTGAAGAACGCGATCTCGGCGGCGGTGGCACCCATCGGCGATCAGCTTCTGACGCGGGCGCTGCCGGCCATCCGGCACCAGGGGATTGCGTCGGGCGGCTACGGCGGCTCGCGGCAATCGATCGGGGAGGCGCAGGCGGTGCGGGATGCCGAGCGCGTGGCTGGGGAAGTGTCGTCTGGTCTGGCGAACCAGGGCTATCTGTCGGCTCAGCAGCAGGCGATGCAGACCATGCAGCAGCTGCCGCAGTTGCAGGCGAATCTGACGGCGCCGGGGCAGATCACGGGTGCGGTGGGCGCGCAGATCCGGGCGCAGGAGGAAGCGCAGAGGAATGAGAATGCCAACCGGTATGAGTATGAGCAGCGGTTGCCGTATGAGAACCTGCTGAACTATGGGAATCTCATTCGTCAGCCGTTCGGGGCCGAGGCGCAGTCAGAAGTGAAGGTGCCGCAGCCGAGTACGGCGTCAGCCATCATCGGCGCCGGGCTGAGTATTCCGGCTCTGCTTCAGATCATCGAACAGATACGTAAGCAGGGAACCACCGCCGGGACGCCGCCGATTGTGGCGCCGGGGGGCACCTCGGTAGGCACACCTCCTGGCGGCACCAGCAACTTCTTCGGGTAAGGAGACGATATGGAATACATTGGCAACCGGCCGCCAGGCAATACCGGGGGCTACGATCCCTACGATACCGGGGGCTATTGGTGGAACTACAACAATCCTTACGGTGCCTACGATCCCTACGGCTACAACACGCCGGTCACCTCCTGGCAGGATCAGATAGCGCAATCGGGGGGCACGGCTCCGACGACACCCAACGAGGGGCAGACCGTCGAGACGCCCGGAGGAACCGATCCTGGGAGCTTCGCGCCTGGAACAGGAGATCCGACTTTTACTACTGAGGTCATAGGCAACCCTCCGCCTCCCCTTGATTACACCGGATCTCAGATCGATCCGTATCTTGCCGAGTACCTCTCGTCCTTGCCGCAAGTCGGCGGCACTGGCACCGGCGGCGGTGTGAATTTCAATGTGACCGGCACCGACTTCATGGATCCGAGTTACCCGTTTCCCGGCGAGTATCCGGTAGCGGACTGGGAACCAAATCCTCCGCCTGCCACGTTCACGGCGGAAGGAACCTACAAGCCACCGCCTGACATCGTCGGCTGGCCTCAGTTTGAGTTCAATCCCAATCCTCCGCCGAGCGACCCCGTTTTTAGGACGGAAGTAACCGGCTTTCCAGATCCGGAGTATCCGTTTCCCGGCAAATATCCATGGGGAGGTTTCACACCCAATCCTCCGCCCGGCGGCACGACCACAACCAAGCCGCCCAAAGTAGTAGTCCCGCCGAAGATCATTCCGAAACTGGACACCAAAAACCCCCCGCCGCAGACGCCTCAACCGCAGCAGCCGGGAGGCAAGCAGCAGCAGCAGCAGCCGGGAGTGGGCAAGCTGCTCGCCGCGCTGCCCATGCTCGCCGCGTTCCAGGGCGGCACCACCACCACGCCCGCGCCCTACGCGCACCTCGGCCCGCACACCCCCGTCGCCCCCGTCTTCAAGCCGCAAGGCCGCGGCAACCCCATTCCCTCGATCGGTCAGCTTCTCGCAGGAGTTAAGTAATGCCAGCCGTACCGCCCATTAATCCGCAATTGCTGATGGCTCTCGCACAGAAGTTCGGAGGCATCGCTCCGGTAGTCAATCCTGGGTTCGGCACGCCGGGGATCAACCCGAACGCCCGCACTCCTCCTGGATACGGAGGCGGCGGCATGGCCCAACGGGGCGAGGTGCTCGGCAGACCCACCATGCCTACTCCCGGTGCGCCGCGCACGATGCCGCCATCTCTTGGTGAGACTCTCGGGACTGTTACTCCAAAACCGGCAGCGCAGAGAGGCGCTAAAACGACTTACGATCCGGACGGAGGTTATACAGAGGAAGATAACGATGGGACTAAGCGCGTCTTCGACAAAGACAACAAGTTGATTGATACGATCATTCCTCCTGGAAGTCCCGGTGCGGGCACATGGCAGCCGCCTGCTGAGGCTAAGAAGCCTGGTATCTGGGATAGGTTGACTGACCCCAGCTTAGCCGGAATTGCCTTAGCCGCAGGGCAGCAGATGACTCGCGCCAGATACCCCGGCGAGAGCGGCATAGGGAACGCCGTTAACGCAGTAACTGCCGGGTATAACACGCTCGCCCAGCAGAGGCAAATGCAGGTTGCTCGTGAGTTAGCGGAGCGCGAGTGGAAAGCGAAGCAGGATAAGGCTGCTATCGATAAGTTGAAGAGCGAGCAGGAGATAGCTGAGAGCAAATCGCGGCAGCAGAAAATCAAGGACGAAGCCGAGGATGCGAAGGGCAAGCGCAACCAAGCCCGACAGGATGCCGCCGTCAGGGAGATGGAAGCAATCGATAAAGGCAATACCGCGAGGCGAACCGCTGAAACTGCGCAGCAGAATGCTGACTCACTCAAGGCTCAAAGGGAACATGAGGCTCAGGTCGCCGACCAAAACATTCTCATCAAAGAAAGCGAACTTATCAACGCTAGGGAAAATCTCAAGCGACTTAAAGAACAGGGTGCGGAGACCGCCCGGATCAGGGATGGCGAGCTTAAGGTACATCAAGGGCAGTTAGGCGTGGCGCAAGCTAACTCTGCGAGGATGGCCTCCAAGGAGACTAACGAAAAGTTCCTGCCCTTCCTCAAAGAGGCGGGTGATGATATAGCTGCCAGGGAGCGGAACGCAGTGCAGGCTGCCTACAACGCTAACACGACCTATCAGCCACCCAGTCAGGCGGACCACGACAAGGCGGTAAACGAGTTAGCGATGAAACGCTACCGGGAGGCGCAAAGGATGCAAGGGAAGTCAGGATTCGAAGAGCCTCCGAATCCGCTCGGTCCTGACATCATTCCTCCACCTCCAGGGCCTGCTGTGCGGGGGCCTGCCGCTCAACCTTGGCAAGGTGTCGGTCCTCCTGCTCCCTCCGCTGCGCCACCACGGGGAACGCCGAATATCATGGTCAACCCGAAAACTGGTCAGCGAATCATGCTCGATGAGAGAACCAACCAATGGGTACCCGCGCCATAATTCCGCCGCCGCCGCCGGGGTTTGTCCCTGAGAGCAGCGTGACGGTGAGGGGACTCCCGGCTGGTGCGCCGCCGCCCCCGCCTGGATTTATTCCTGTAGCGGTAGCTCCACCTCCGCCTCCTCCCGGCTTCGTGCCGGAACAAGCTCCGCTGACCGCCCCGCCCAGTGCCACCGGGACGCTTCCGCAGCAGGCTCCTGTTGCGCTTCCCTCCTACTCCCAGATCGTCGGCCAAGCGGTCAGGAGAACCGTCGATCCGATCGGAGCCTTGCTCCCGGCGATCACCGGCGCAGCGCAGAGTATTCCGACCGTCGCCGAGAATGTCCTCGGCACCCTGCAAGCCGGAGCCAAGTTGAAGGAGAACATCGATGAACCCTTTATCCGCTTCGGTGAGCGGATGCGAGGTGCTAAACCTGCTGACCTCAACGTCATCTCGAAGGCCATCGGCGATCTCAAGGGCAAGAAGATCATCACGAGCAAGGCGTACCAGGACTTCATGGCGAAGCAGGGGCCTTCGCTCAAGGAGGCGGTGGCGGATCCCACTAAGTTTCCCGAAGCCGTCGGGCGTGCTGTAGGGAGTCAGGTCGGACCGTTCGCCGCCACGGTGGCAGGCGGTTTGCTCGGTGGTCCTCCCGGCGCTTTTCTGATGAGCGGTCTCAACGACATTGGCGCTCGCTACAACGAGCAACTCAAGGGTGGCGTAGACGCGCCGGCGTCGTCTATAGCCGTAGGCGGCTTAATCTCTGCTCTCAACAGCCTCGGCCCTGTGCTTGCCATGAAAGGCATCACCAAGGGAGTGCTCTCGACGGCCGGTGTCGGCGGCGGCACTGAGGCTGTGCAGGAGATTCTCGCCATCCTGCACGAGAAGTTCTTCGACATTCCGCAGACCGACCCGTTCTGGCGAGTGATGGAGAGTTTCCTCGTCGGCACGCTACTTGAGGGTGGCGCGCATGCGGTGGCTCACCAAGGTGCTGCGCCTCCGCTGCCTGCTGGCGTGACCGAGCAGGTCCAGTCTACCGTCACGTATCCGCCTGCTGCTCCTGCGCCGGTTGAGCCGCGACTCTCCGTTCGCCCACAGCCTCTCGCCACTCCGGCGGTTCGAATGTCGGGTATCAGCGGAGGGCCTCCCACGCCGACAGCGCCTCTGCCCGTGCAGCCGAGCGTGGATATCCAACCTCCTCAGGAAGCGATACCAGCGGCTCCCGTTCCGGTGACAATTGTCCCTCCCATCCCGGACCTTTCCCAAGGAGCATTACAAGTACAGGCAGAGGCACTACCGCCTGCTGCTGCTCCCGATGCCGGCGCGGATGTACTCGTTGACCGCGTTCTCCAGGCAGCCGGGGAGCCGGTAGAGAAGCCGGCGCTCACGGGTTGGGCCGCGAAGGTCGAAGCATCGAAGGAGCGGCTCCGTAAGCGCGGCAGCCTGCTCTCTGCCAACCCCTTCGCCGATGTTGAGTGGATCGGAGACATGGCGATAGTGATCGCCGACGACATACGGAGTGGCTTCGTCAACGCGAAGAATGCCATTGAGCACATCGTCGCCAAGTTCGGCGCGGAAGCGCGGCCGGTGGCGCAGCTCGTATACCGCGAGGCGCAGAAGCTTGCCGTTCCCCAGCCTGTCCCAGGAACCCCTCCTGTTGGCCCGCAAACGGCCCCAGGAGCGCCCGCTGGCGTTCCCGCGTCCCTGACAGCCACCCAGTCCATCGGCTTGCCACAGGGCCAGCTAGCGCAGGTTTCCACTGAGCCTCCCCCGCTGCCTCCGCCCGTAGATCCGACGCAGTTCCCCGAGTCAGACCCTGAGGCACCCCTCCGAGCACAACTCGAATGGCCCACCCGAGCTTTCGGCTGGGTCAGGCGCAGAACTCTCCAGCTTTATCAGGCAGCCCAACGTTATCCCGATTTCCAGCCCATCCAGGATCAGATCCAAGCGCAGGAACGCCGGGATGCGGCCATCTCCCATTGGCAGAACAAAGGCGGCCGGGTCTACAAGGCGATCGTCAGCCTCGGTAAGGCGAACAGAAAAGCTTTCTTCGACTTCGCCTTCCAGGTGAGGCTGGAGGAAATCAAGATCGACCGTCCCCTCACCATCGAGGAAGTGGCGAAGATCGCCGATAACCATGGCGTCGATGACAAGGGTCTCGCCGTGTATGAGCAGTTGCAGGGTTACTTTCGTGAGTCGCTCGACGGCTTGCGGGTGGCCCAGATTCGAAAGCTCCAGTCCACCGTCGAAGATCCGGTTGTGCTCGGCAAGGCCATCCAGAAAACCAATGAGCAGTTCGCCGAGCAGGCCGCGCGCCACTACTATCCCCTGAAGCGTTTTGGCTCCTACATGGTCTCGGCTTTCGTGGGGGGAAAGATCGACCAGCAGGCGCACTTTGAAACCGCGAGAGCCGCTCGGCAAGCCAAAGCGAATCTGGATGAGCAGTACGCGAAAGCCGGGATCAAAGCCGACGTCAACGTCAGCGAAAAGCTGAGTGCCGATATCCAGAACCTCTCGAGTCTCCCGCCCGACATGGCCGCCCGGCTCGCCGAAGAGCTTGGCCTCACCGCTGAACAGCGCGTCGACCTGAGCAAGATGGTGGGCGACCGGATCACCGACAACTCCTTCCTCCAGCACCTGAAGCGTGCGAAGGGCACCGCCGGCTTCAGCACTGACGGCCTGCGCTCGCTCGCCGCTTACACTCAGTCGCACGCCAGGCACATGGGGGATACCCAGGAGAGCCACAACCTGCAGCAAGCCGTGATCGATGCCAAGGACGCGATCAGCAGCCTGGGGCGCGGCGCTGGCGGCGCGGACACCATCAGGATTCAGCAGCTCCTCAAAGTCATGCAGGACGCCAACGTCGCCATGCTCAACCCCAAGGTGCGCGGCTATGCCGCCGCCGGTGCCATGAATGCGTGGTACTTCAGCTTGAATCCCAAGCAGATCCTGGTCAACCTCGGCCAGTCCATGATCACCGCCCCGATCCTGGCCGACCAAGAGGTTCCCGGCGTACCCGGCGCAACCGTGGGAGCGCCTCTGGCCTACACAGAAACCGGCAAGGCGATGTGGGATATGAGCCGCGTCTATACGGTGCGGGCCTACCGGAAGATCAAGGGCAAAATCACGGGTGCGCCCGATCAGTACGTCTACACCGGTAAGATCAAGCCGCATGAGTGGGAAGCCATGGAGAAGGCCATGGACTCGGGTGTCTTGGGCGATACCCAGGCCGCCAACATCGCCTCGCATGCCCATGGCAATCTCTCCGAGCGGATGCTCGGCTGGGCGCTCGGCCTCAAGGGGGAGCGTGGCGGCCGGAGCATTGGAGAAGCCTCCACCTGGATTCCCGAGCTGTTTCTCAGGGGCCATCAGATCAGCGAGGAGTACAACCGGCAGGTGGCTTTCCTCGCGACCTTCCGCGCTCTGGAGAAAGCGGGCCATCCCAATCCCTACGAAGGGGCCATCAAGGTGGTCAAGTTATCGCAGGGCTACAATGCTCCCTCGAATCGCTCATGGCTGCAGGCAACGTTCCCGAACATGATGATGTTCAAGAGTTACACGGCCAATAATATTTTCCTGCAAGGGTCGAGCAAGTACTGGAAGCGGTTGTGGCTGGCGCATCTGGTGATGTCGGGATTGCAAGGAGCCATGGGTTCAGAACACTTGATCAAGTTTCTGAATGCGCTGGGCTCCTGGCTCAAGAAAGAATTCGGCTACAAGAATCCGCACGTCGACATCGTCAACGACATTCGCGAGTACATGACCATGAAGGTGGGCCAGATTCCCACCGAGCTGCTGCTGCACGGTATCTCGGGCGGGATACCGGGGAACCTGTTCGACTTGAGTGGATCATTCGGGCAGGGCCGCGTGCTGCCTTTGATTGATCCCTTGCTCGACCTCGCTCATGGCACCGTCGACTGGAAGACCTTCGTCGAAAGGGAGGCGCGGGATGTCGGCGGCGTGGCGCTCGGGACGGGTATGGACGCCATGAAGGCGCTCGTCGAGGACAGCCCCGAATCGCTCCGGTTCTTGAAATCTGTGCTGCCGAAGTTTCTCGGCCAGTTGGCGGAAGCGGGCTGGGCCGCCAGCGAGGGCGGCGTCAGGGATGCGCAGGGCAACCTGGTCGTACCGATGGACACCGCGGATCCCGCGCACGTCGCTGAGATGGTGGGCATCGCAGGAGGCATCCAATCGAAGCGTGTGACGCAGGCTCGCGAGGCAAACTGGGCCGCGCGCGAGCATCAGATCTACTACACCAACCTCATCGCCAACCTGCAGAAGGATTACAACCGGGCGCAGGAGTCCGGAGACGAAGCCGATAAGGCGGCGGTCAACGAGGAGATCAGGAAAACCAACGAGGAGATTCTGCCCGAGGGCTTCGCGCGCCACCTCGGCGAGTACCACCGGAACTACATGAACCGCGAACGGCTGCAGCAGCGCACCGAGAAAGGCAACATCGGCCCGCGCCGGCAGTGGCAGGAATTGCGGGAACGCAGACAGCGCGCCTACCCGCAACTGGCTCCCGCGCAGTAGCGGCCTAGGAAGGGAGTCTGTCTGTTGGGTTGGGTGACGCACCTAGCCATTTGATTGCGCGACCGTGTGGCGTGATCACTTCGGCGACTAGACCAGCATCTTCCAGGTTCTTGAGAATGGATTGGAAAGATCGCCAGTCCATCTTGCTTCGGAAGCGCTGGTAGAGTTCGACTGTCGGAACTTCGGCATACTTCCTGAGCGTTTCCTCCACGCGGAGCGCCGGCCGCAGTTCATCGTTCACTCCTGCCAGGGCTTCCGGCATTGCTTTCTCGGTTGAACTCAAAATTGTGATGGCCTCTTCGAGATGCTTGGCCTCGATGATCATCGAGTCTCCCTGCGCCGCAGAGATAGCCATAGAAATTTTGTGAGCGTGAGCCTGTCGACGCTGAAGGTAGCCACCGAACGTGTCGGGGGATAATCCCACCGGCGGCTGTTTAGAAAATTGCAGGTACCAATCCGTGCCGAGGGCATAGGCGGCTTCACTCAGTGTGAACTCACCTTTGAGCAGAGCGATCTTCTCCAGATCCTCGATGAGTTTGGATGCCATGTCTGGCACGTAGCCGCGCCCCTGCTCGGCAGCCCGCTTTGGGTAGGGCACCAGAGTCTTCTTGGATTCCGCGAAGACTAAAATGCACCGGCTAGTGAACCCGGTGCTAATGAGAGACGGAGGCAGGTTCTCTGAAACCCATGCCGGTGTCGCTCCTGCGATGAGGTTAAGGTGTGGCCTTTCGATGATGCGCCCGCCATCCCGGCGGGTGCGCCTCTTGAACTCATCGCTGCCGTCTCCAGACCACAACTGGGTCAGTTCGGCCATAAGCTTTTTATCTCTGGGATCGAGGAAGGTACCCAACTCACCCAATCCGTAGGTGACCGAGGAGTGCTTCCGTATCCCACCCCTTGCACGTATACCTGTGCCTCCGGCTGCCGCGTCGCCGAGTTCGTCAATTACGGCTTGCCAAGTGATGGACTCACTCCCCATGCGCACGCCTTTCACTTTCCGCAGCAGCCGCATGCCCGCATTTATCGCCGTAGTTTTACCGCTGCCTGACGGGCCGATCAGGAGAATATAACAGTGGGGTGTCCACTCAAAAGTTCCCATGTCGATAAAGCACTTGCCCTGCAAAGCTCCAGCAATCGTCGAAATCGCCACCCAGTATGAAAAAATCTCCGGCGGCTCCGAGAATTCACAGTACTCGAGGTAGCTGCGGATCCACGAGCTAAAGTTTCTCGCCACTCTTAGCCTTGCCTTTCGCGACGGGCGCGAGCACGGTCTTTGCCTCGAAGTGACTGCAGGTGTCGAGAGCGAACTGCGCGGGGTATTCCCAGGAGCCGGCCCAGACCCGCGGGTTGAGGGTGCAGATGCCGACGTCTACGTTGCGAGCTGACCAGTTCTGGCAGTTCTTGCAGAGCTTGTCTCCGCTCATGCCCTGCCCCTCACGGCGATGCGTAATGCGATGTCTTCTTCGGAGTCGCCGCGGCTGCGCCAGTACTGCTCCTCGGAGGGGAAGACGGGGTCATGCCTTTTCTTCCGCGGGAGTTCCGGCGACCGCACTAGTTGGACCCACTCACCACACCAGTCCTCGTCGTAGGTGACGGGCCAGCCCCAGTCGTCGTTGTCGGTGTCGTTGCGCACGGGCGGGTGGATGCGGCAGAGCCCGGAGTTGCGCTTGTCGGGGTACGAGGTGACCTTGTCCCAGTACCGGCACTCGTAGCAGGTCGGCTCGCTCATTCGGCCATGCCCCTTGCTGCGATTCTCGACATGATGGCTTGCTCGGAGTCTCCTGCTTTACGCCAGAGCGTGACGTCGTCGTTGGTGACGGGCACGTAGGGAAAGCCATGATCGTCGGGGCCGCCGAGGTGCAGGGCGGCCGGATACCCGCAGACCAAGCACTTCGCGTACTTCACTGGGCCGATGCCCTCTATCTGGCAGATGGTGCAGCGCCACTTGCCCGGTTCCAGGTTCTTCCACTCGTGCAGATGCTCTTTCGCTTCACCGGAATTTTCCGGGGATTTCGGGGTCTCTTCTGCCATGTGCTTCTCCTACGATGCTCTCGCCGTTCTAACTGCGATGAGCCTATCATCACGCATAGCCTGTAACACCGCCTCGGTATTAACGCGGGTCCAGGTCTTACCCTCACGTTCGGTGAGGTACTTATGAATCGACACTTTCTCAGGTGGTTTACGCTTCACTGCCTTGCTCCCATATCTGCATCGTGGCTGCGGAGAATGCTAACTTGATTTTCCCGGTGGTGCCATTGCGCTGCTTGCGGATGATCAGTTCCAGTCCACTGGGCCGGTTATACTCGATCGCCTCGCTTACTTCTTTCTGGCTGGCGTGAAGGAACATCACGGTATTGGCGTCCTGCTCGATCGAACCAGATTCACGCAGATCGTGGAGTTGCGGTGGGCGATCATCCTTGGCACTCTCCCGGTTCAGTTGGGACAACACGATGAACGGCAGTTTCAATTCATTGGCGGCGAGCTTCAGGCCACGGCTGAGTTCTCCCACTTGTTCGACGCGGTGTTGGCCTTTACTGCCGACCGGATTGAGAATCTGCATGTAATCGACGATCACCAGCTTAATCCCCTTGGCCCGCTTGATGGCTGCGACAATCGCGGACACCGTTGAGCTGGCCGCATCGTCGACCTTGATCTTGGTTTCGACTAATTCAGATATCACCCTCTGAACGTCCCGGCGTTTCGCCGGATCATAGACTGTCCCCTCGATCAGCGCCTTCAGCGGAACCTCGGAGGCGGATGAGATCATGCGGAGCCAGATCTCCCGCGCGGTCATTTCCAGGGAGAACACCGCGACTCCTTCATCCTGGGCATAGCGGGCGATCATGGCTGCCACAGCACTCTTACCCAAACCCGTCCGCGCTCCGATCACCACCAACTGACCGGGCATGAAGCCGCCTCCAGTCAGGAGCTTGTTGAGTTTCTTCCACGGGGTCGGCACAACTTCGTCCTTTGGCGGAGCCAGGAATGCTTCGATGCCGCCGTACTCTTCGATGAGTTCGCCTAATCCCCGGAGACCCAACCGCTTTTCAGTACGCGAACCGAGATCCCGCAGCAGGGCTTCGGCTGCCCGGATGTCTTCGGTACCGGCACCCGGCAGGCACATCCGCTCGGCGAGTTCATGGGCGGCGATGGCTGCGCGCCGGAGGGTGGACTTGTTCCGCAGGATGCCGAGGTAGCTTTCGATGTCGAGGATCTTCGACACGATTACCAGTCCGCTCAGGTAGGCGAGGCCGCCCACGCTTTCGGCATGCCGCTGATCGGCGAGGCGCTGGTGAACCGAGTAGAGCGTCACCTCCTGGCCGTTGTCGTAGCACCAGCGGGCAGCGTCGAGGATTCGCTTGTGTTGTTCGAGGTATAGATCATCCCGCTGTAACGCCAGGATGGCGCTGGTGGCTTCGGCGTCGGTAAGGAGGACGCCGAGCACCAGCTTCTCGGTTTCGATGGCCTCGGGCAAATTGGGCGGGATCAGGTTTGGGGTTTGTTGGTGGGTCATTGGAGTCTTTCTTTCGTTGGTTTGGATGCCAGGAGTCTCCTGGCTTTTTCGGCTTGCTCTTCTGGGGTGGTGGTAGGTGTGGCATCGAAGGGGAGCAAGTCTTCGTTGTCATAATGCCCACCGTTAAGCCATGTGGCCGGGTAGATAGGGGTCCGGTTGCTAGCTGCTGCCTCGGCGAGGAGTTGTGGACCTTGCGCCTTAGCTGCGGCGATGATTCGGTGGCAGTCCTCCTCTGACCTTACCTTCTTCAGCCAAGCAGTCTTCGCATTATCCTTGCCGCGCTTCAGCCAGACAATCTTCCAGAACTCGTCGAAGAGAATGTCGCGCTTCCGCGCCGGAGGCGCAATCTTCTCTTTCTGAATACTCTCTGTAGTTGTTTCTTTGTTGTTAGTGGCCGGTTGATGGTCGTTTGATGGCAGTTTGTTGGTTGTTTGTTGGCCGGTCGGCAGGTTCTCGTTCTGGTAACGCTCAAAGTTTACAACCACATACACGGTAAATTTGTTGGTCGATTTCGAGGTCAACATCTGGCTGGCTTCGAGCACCTCAAGTGCGCGCCGCACTTGCCCTCGCGACATGTTGCATTTGCGCGCCATTTCGATGGAGCCGCTGACGAAACCGCCGATCGGGAGTTCGACTTCCTTGTGCCCATCCCAATATTTGCGTGGCTTGTAGGTAGCCTTGAGCAGGCAGTAGATCCAGACTTTCAGGTAGGCAGGGGGGTGTTGGGTCCAGAGCAGGTGTTCCTCGATCGTCCGGTACAGGACGACGAACCCGCGCGACTTGTCTACGTTCACGGACATTCCTTATCTGGCTCACCGGGGGCGGGCTGGATAAGGAACAGCCCGCCGTAGTCCCGGCAGATTCCGTCGAACAACGGGGGAGCTACCCTCGCTGCTTTGGCCGACGGATAAGTCTAACTCTAGATGCTGTTGATGGCAATAGTTTTACGATCAAACCCACGGCTACTTGTTCTGCCTTCCTAAAGCCAACGGTTTGTATAACAGGTGCTGGCCTGCCTGACTGACGTGGACGCTGCCGTCGGCGCGGCGCACCGTCTTCCACCCTGCCTGCTTGAAGCAGTAGCCGGGATTGGCGCTGCGGATCTTGGCCGGATCGACGTAGGTGTACAGCCGGTTCGGGCCCCACTTCTCGAAGGCAATCGCCTCGCATTCGAGGATGATGTCGCTCGACCGGCGGCTGGATTCGTTGCGGAAGATCGCGCAGTTGTAGCCGGTCTGAGCGTCCATCCGCATGTCCTCGCGCGGATACAGCCAGCCGAAGAGCACGTCCCCGGCGGCGTCCCGGATGACGAGCTTGCGCCCTGAGTAGAGGAACTGCCGCGCGCCCACCGTGCGCCGGGAGTAATGGCGGTCGGCGAGCATCGACATCTCTCCGTCGAAGTGGTTGGTAACGATGAGCTCATCCGTGAAGGCCAGTCTCATGTGGCGGTCTCCCGCAGCAGATCCCCGCTCGTCTTCAGATAGCTCTTCAAGCTGTCGAGAACTTCCAATTCGAGATAGATCGTGTTGGTGTCGCCGATGCCGTGGCTCGTCGTGAGTTTTAGCACTCCGTTTTCCCATTCGGCGTATACGGCGTCGCCTAAATACGTCTTGGGTGGAGTAGTGGTCATTGGACACCTGCCTTGATAGCCGCTACCGACAGTTGCTCGAGCTTGTCGAGCCAGAACGGACGCGAAAGCGGCTCGTTGCTGAGCGATGAGAGCACCAGTTGCATGATGGTATGCAGGCGCCGGAGATAGTCGAGTTGCTCTTCGGTCATGGTTTCGAATGCCTTCCTAAAGCCAGACTTAATGCGATACGGACCAGCACTTGAAGCTTGAGGTTCTTAGAATCGAGGCGCACCCGGCTGCCGAGGGTGGTGACCACCACCGAGCCATCCGGATCGGCATGCGAGGCGAGCGCGGGCATGCGGGTCAACTCGAGGCAATTGAGGATGATCATGGTTCCACCGTGAGGCGGCCGAGGTAGACCTCGGTATGGTTGGTGACGGTGAGCTGCCATTCGCCATACGGCAGAGCCAGGAGGACGGCGAGCGCCCCGCTATCCTCGTTGACAGTGCCGAGGATCGAGTTGACCTCGATGGTGTAGGGCTTGATCCCGGCGGGCAGGTTATGTTCGTGGAACGTGATGATCATCGCGGCCACCTCCCCGTGACCATCCTGCACAACAGTGCAGTAACGAAGAAGAAGCCGAGGCATACCAGAAAGGTGAGGCAGGCGATGACCCACAAGCAGTTATCCCACAGGCTCAGGCCGGGCAAAGGGGAAAGCGGTTCCGGCGCCGGCCGGGGTTTTTCAAGCTCCTCGTAGTCCTGCTGCGACAATCCGAGTGGTTTGCTCATAGCGCAACCTCCAGATCGAGCGGCACCTGAGCGTGGCCGGTGAGGGAGGCGCGCATACTCGAGTACTGGCTGATCCCGCTGCCATCGATCGAGTCCACCTCCCCCTCCTCGCACCAGCGGTAGCGCTCGGGCGTGTTCACCCGGCCGACATGCACCCACTTGCCGAACATCTTGGCCGCGCGGATATGCTGGCGGGCTACCGGGGAAGTCTTGAAGGCGTCGTCGCCGCCGACGAACAGGGCATCGAACTCGTGCCAAGGCAGGCGGTGGTGCTCGGCGCCGTTCTGCAACACCAGCGCCACCTTGGGCCAGCCCGAGAGATCCTTGCGCCACCGTTCCCACAGGTCAAGCGTGAGGGACTGGCTACCTACCATGTCGGGGGCCACCACGAACAGGCACCGCCCCCGGTTCTCCCATTCCCGCTTGAGCAGGGAGCGGTAGGAGGCGGGATCGAACGAGGAGTAGGCGCCGTTGTCGATGGCAAACGCGCCGCCCCGGTTCGAGAAGCGGGTGAGGGGGGTGAGGAGCTGCCCCACCTGAATTGGCTCGACGCCGAGGTCCGAGGCGCACACGGCCAGGTCTTCGGAGGTGTCGAGGAGGAAGGTCATAGGGTGTAGACCACGCCGCAGTTCACGGTCTCGCGCAACTCGAGGCGCTTGAGGCCGGGAACGCACAGGTTCGCCACGATCCAGGCGGCAATCACTTCGCAGGTGGGATTGGGGAGGAAATCGTTGAGCGAGCGGTGGTCGAGCTTCTCCTTGAGCGGCAGCCACTTCTCCCGGAGTTCGGCGTAATCCATGATCCAGCCGGACGTGGTGTCCACCTGGCCCGTCACCTCGAGGCGGATGCGGTAGGTGTGGCCGTGCGGGCGGCGGCACTTGTGGTCTTCCCTCACGTTCGGCAGCCAGTGCGCGGCGTCAAAGGAGTCTTCGAGGAAGATGGAGATCATGGCGCACACCGCCGGATCTCGAGGATCAAACGCTGAAGCAGCGCCGTCTGAATGAGGGCCGGGGGAATTCTCCATACCCTCCAGGAGAGGAAGCTTGCCTCGTTGTACTTAATGCAATCGTTAGAGAATCCCTCCTGCCTCAGGTGGCGGCCGCGCGCCGGTCCCTCATGGATTCCGCCTTCGATCTCCACCGCAATCTTGGCTTCGGGCCAAGCGAAGTCGAAGCGCCAGCCACGTCCAATGAAAAACTTGTACTCACGCTCGAAGGGGGGGCCGTTGAGCACGCGCCAGGCAATGGCGAAGGCCTCTTCATGGGGGGATTTGGCGGCGGGGATCTTGCTTTTTTTCATGTAATTTCTAACGGCGCCTGCGAAATTTCAGCCATCCCAGGAGGTTGAGGAGGGCGAAGAACGCGAGCGCCACGTACACCACGTCCATCAGCGCTTGCCTTGGAACCAGGCGGCGAGCCAGCCCACGGCATAAGACGTGTGGTAGGCGAGCCACTCGAGCCAGGAGAGGCGGCGCACCTGGGCGACTCCGTCCTCATCGACTGCGACCACACGCATTGCTTGTTGTTTCATTTGGTTTCTTTCCTTCCGTACAAATACTCGTACCGCTTCCGCGCATTGTCGCGTCGGCGCTGGATCTTCTCCTCGTCGAGGACTCGCTTCTTCTCAGGCTTGCGCTCCGAGACTGGAGCGGCGAAGACGGTGTCGCGATCGGGGCCGCGGAAGGGGATGGGCAAGCCTTCCTCGACGGCAATCATCACCTCGTCGGGGATCTTGTCCTGCGGCTGGTTGCCAAAGCCGTTGTCGATGAGCAGATCCAGCTGTCGAAACCGGACGTGATCGCGGATGGCGAGGGGCAGCACCTTCTCCGGGGGGGAAGGAGCCGCCTGGATGGTGAGTCCGAGGCGGCGCAGCATCTGAGGTAGACCGGGCATGAGGAATTATCTAACGAACGACGAGCCGGTTGCGCCCGAATTTGAGATCAACTCCCGGTATATCCCGGCCTTCTTTCATAGCCTTTCGAAGGGCCACTTTGTCTGCCGTGTAGGTGACTTTGATGTCCATCCTGTCTTCGAGATCGGCAGAGAGTTCCCGCCAGGCAGCGCCGCTCATCTGGACCGTGAAGGTCTTGAACTCGTCGGGCACCGCATCCAAGTCGGTGATCTCGACACTCTCCGGGTTGGCCTGGATGGCAAGGCTGCCGTTGTCGGCCTCGACTTTCTTTTGGCCCGACAGTTCGATGCAGCGGATGAGGTAGGCTTTGAAGCGCTCGAGGCCCGACTCAAGAGACTTGCGCCACTCGGCGATGCGGTTCTCCTCGGCTTTGGCGCCGGCAATCTGCGCCTCGATGTGGGAGATGGCCCGGATGCAATTGCCGCGCTTGGCTACCGCCTGCTGCGTCTTCTCGAGGAAGGCGGCCTGGAAGGCTTGGAGCTGGTCTTCGGGGACGAGCGCCTCGGTGTCGATGAACTGCGTCAACTCCTGCTCGATGGCATAGAGGGAGAGCTTGTTATCGTGCATCGGTGCCCTCAGCCAAGGCTTCCCAGGCCGGATCCGCCTCTGCCTGATCGGGGGGAGGCGGGCTAGCAACCTGCGTGCAGTACTCATACAAGCTCTTGATGATTTCTCTGATCTGTCGCCTCGTGCGGCCGTGCAACTCATTCCCATGCTGCATGCCGTGCTCGCCGATGATGCGATAGTACTCGTGCTCGGAGCCGGTGAGTTCGTTGATGATCGGTTTGAACCCGGTCACAATTTGCACCGTCTCGGCAAACCCGGTCGCCTGCGCGTACAGTTCGGCGAGGCGAGGCTCGATGTCGGGGAGGGGTGCCGGGGCAGGCTTGGCCTCTTCGACGCGTCTGGCGGGCACGGGAGCGGGCGCCGGGGCAGGTGCTTCGGCCTCGGCCGTTTCCCCTTCGCCGAGTTCGCCGTCCGAGTAGACGGGCACGCCGCCGAAGATCTCGGGCGTGAACCACTTGGCCCCATTCGAGATGGCGCGGGCGAAGTACATGTTGCGGGGGTATTTGTTATACATGTCGCCGCGGATGCCGGCGGCTTGAGCATCCTTGGCGGTGAAGGTGGACTTGCCGAGCTCCTTGCCGTCCTTGGCGAGGAAGGAGAGGGTGCAGCCATCCTGCTCGAGCCGCTCGACGCGGAAGTCGTAGCCATGCTGGCGGATCAGCGCAGCCATGAGATTGGCGGACAAGGTGACCTTGCCCTTGATGAGCGAGATGCCCATCATCGAGGCAATCGGGGGCAGGCCGAGTTCCTGCCCTGCCAGCACCTTGACACAAGCCTGCGCGGCGTCCTTGGCATCGGCGAAGTAGCCGGACTTGGCCAGCAAAGCGCCGAGGGTCTGGACCTCGGCCAGACCCATGCGTGCGGGGAGATTCTCGCTCATTAGACGAGCACCCCGTCCTGTTCGGACACGCCCGCGGGGGCGAGCTCGCCGTCGGAGTCGCGGTCGAGGTGGGCGGCGATGGTCTCCATCTCGCCGAGCGCTTTCTCCATCTGGCCCATGACGTGGGCGATGTTCTTGGGATCGAAGAACAGCGTGAAGTTGGAGAAGCCGTCATTGGCGGTGATCGAGAACCAGGCGGTTTCGCCCTGGAGTTTGGCCTCGAAGCGGGCCTTGTCGGCATCGTGATTGTGGAAGTTGATGGTCATTGTGTGTGTGATCCTTTCTGTTCTGATAGTAACCCGATGCTAGGTAGACTTGCAATAGTACATAGGTACTTATTTGTGCTAGGTAGAATCTATTCGAGATCCTGCGGCTGGTACACGTAGGGATCGGCGGAGCGCACCCGCTCGAGGCCTGAGAGCCGCGCCTCCAACTCCTGGATGCGCCGGTCCGTCTTGCCGCTGACCCACGAGGCGACGAGGGCGTTGCCCAAGGTGAGCATGCAAGCCAGGAGCGCGGCGGTGAAACAGATCCATTCCATCAGGCTTTCCCTTCCTCCTCGAGAATCTTCACATCGCACTCGCACAGGAACACCGGCATGCCGCACTCGACGCAGCGCACCGGCTCGGGTTCCGGTTCTGAGCAGGCGCACTCCACCAGCGGCAGCTTGCAGAACGGGCACAGCGTGTCTTCCGCCTCCCGGGTGGTCATGGCGTGACTCCTAACTGCGGCAGCGCCTGCGACAGGGCCACCATTTCGCGCATGCTCCGGATCGAATAGAAGATCACCTTGCCATTGGACTTGGGGATATGCCGGCGCGGATGGCGCACGATCACCCCATTCGAATCCAGCACCGGGTCGAGATAGACCTTGATGTCCTGGAGGTGGTTGTCCTTGGCGAAATCCGGGCCGAGTTCGCGGATGGTGGCCTGGCGCCACGAGTAGAAATTCACCCGCACTTTCATGGCGGTGCGCTCTTCGCCGGCATCGATGGTGATCGTCTTCTTCGCCGTGGGATCGCCGCCCACCTGCTGGCAGATCATGAGATAGATCTCATGCCCGGGGATCAGGTCACGCCGCTTGACCGACTCGTTCGACTTGGCCTTGGCTTTGGTCCTGGCGGTCACGCGCTTCTTGTACTCGCCTTCGGCGGCGGGCAGCCGCGGCGCATTGCCCATATTGGCCACGTCGACAGCGAGCGGAGTGGTGGCGCCCTCGAACACCTTGGGCCTAGGATCGGTATACGGATGGATCTCGATGCCCTTCGGCGCCGGGATGATCGGACGGGGCAGGCTCATGCTTTCACCTCCAACGGAATATTGCGGGCCACGCGGCACGGCGGACACACCCGCGCCCGCACCAGGCCGAGCCTCAGCCGCTCCCCGGCGGCCGGCTCCAGGCAGAAATGGCACCGCACCGTCGAGCGGCTCGTGCGCGTGATCGAGATCTCGTTGTACTCCACAGGCACCGCCTCACCGGTCATACGGATACCTTTGTGGGCGAATGATTGCCTCCGGATCATGGCTTTGGCCTCTTCTTTTTGAGCGCCGGCAGCTTTTTCAGATCCTGAGCGTTCCACCAGGAGAATCCTTCGATGGAACGGTCAAGCCGGAGTCCTCCTGGTATATCGGAGGCGTGGCGCTCGACGTAAGCCACCCGCCCGGTGGCCTTGTGCAGAACACGGTCTCCGACTTTCATGCGTACACCAGGCTATCTAGGGCGCTCACCGGACAGGGCGGCGCGAGCGGGGCAAAGAGCGGATACTCGCCATCGATGCGCGCCTCGGCGAGCGCCACGTACTCCGGGTTCAGTTCGATGCCAATGAATTCCCGGCCATTCTTGAGAGCGGCGAGTCCGGTGGTGCCCGCCCCGAAGAACGGGTCAAGGACCGTGCCACCTTCCGGGCAGCCCGCCAACAGGCAGCGCTCCGGCAACTCGATGGGGAACGGCGCGAAATGGGCGTCCTTCAACGGACGGGTATTCAGGTTCCAGACGGCGCGGCACCGGCGCGTGTCGCTCCCGGTGAAGACCTTGCCGGGGGAATGATGGACCTTGTCCCCCTTGTTGCCGCCCATCTTATCGGCCCGCACGCGCCCCGCCTGAATGGCTCGTTCCTCGATGGCCTTGGCATTGAAATAGTACGTGGCGCTTTTCGAGAGCAGGAAGACGTACTCATGGGTCTTGGTGCAGCGGTCGGCCACGTTCTCTGGCATGCCGTTGGGCTTGTCCCACACGATGTCCTGGCGCAAGTACCAGCCATCCCGGCGCAGCGCGAACGCCAGCAGCCACGGGATGCCGACCATGTCCTTGGGCTTCAACCCATCCGAGGACTTGCGCGAGGCATAGGAATCGCCGATATTGACCCAGAGCGTGCCATCGGGACGCAATACGCGCCGCACCTCGGCGAACACCTCGACGAGGCGAGCCACGTATTCATCGGGCGATATCTCGCGCCCGATTTGGCCGGC